GACCGTAAAGGAAGAGAACATCCTACATCAGCTTACAGAGGTCCAGATCCAGAACCAGAGTAAGCTCTTTCATCTTCTCGAAAACGGACACGTCAAGTGGCTTTTCGGCGTCAACACCGGCGGCTATGTGGCCGGGAAGCACTGGGCAGAGAGGACGCGCGAAGAGTGGAAGGACCGCTTCGGCTCTCATGTGTCTGACTATGTGAATCAAATGCTGGGGAGGCATAACCTATGATTGAGGCTCTGACCGTCAAGGCTGCCTGCAACGGCATCCTGAGGGGTATATACCCGAACATGAAGATCTACGGACCGGATACGACCGGCGCTCTTAAGCGCCCGTCCTTCTACACGGAGATCATCCCGTATCTGCTGGAATACCAGACGACCAATCTGGTGAAGCAGCGGATCGGCTTTAAGATCTCCCTCATGGAGGAGGTCACGAACGAGGAATTCGAGCTCGAGATCCTCGCGGCGGTCCGGCAGGCCTTCGGGCTGAAGCTCACCATCGGCGAGCGGAAGCTGACCGTGTCCGGTGTGGAGATGGAATACACCGGAGCGAAAAACGACGTTTTTCAGATAACTGTAACCATTGAGTGGATGGATACGATCGCGGATCCTGATGACTACGATCTCATGGAAGATGTGACCTACCGTCTCTCTGTAAATCATGATAATTGAGAGGAGATAATGCGAAATGGCAAATTTAACTTCTCCGGAGATCACAATCTCCTTTATTGAGAAGGGCGCCTCCGCGATCCAGCGAAGCGAACGCGGAACCGTCGCACTCGTTCTTAAAGACTCCGTCGAGGGAGGGCCGTTTATCGTCTACACGGTATCCGACATCCCTGCAGATCTGACGGACGCCAATAAGAAATACGTGCAGGATGCCCTCGTCGGCTATCAGTTCACGCCGAAGAAGGTCATCGTGTACGTCATGACCGTGAGCCAGTCCAAGACCATCGCGGCATGCTACACCGAAATGGAGAAGTACTTCGAGACCCATAACTTCGACTGGATCGCGATCCCGACCGTCGAGACCGACGGCAAGGCTTCGGAGATCGCGACCTGGATCAAGGGCCTCCGGAGCAACTATCATCTGGGCAGGAAGGCAGTGCTGCCGAATCAGACCGCGGACAGCGAGGGCATCGTCAACGTGACCTCCAGTCTGTACACTGCAGACGGCACCGAGGTCACTCCGGAGCAGACGACTCCGAGGATCGCCGGCCTGATCGCCGGCACTCCGATGACCATCGCCGCGACCTACGCTCCGCTGCTCGACTATGCGGACTGCACCAGGCTCACGAAGTCCCAGGCGGACGCTGCGGTCACTGCCGGCAAGCTGGTCTACATCTGGGACGGCGAAAAGGTCAAGCTCAACAGAGCTGTGAACTCTTTCGTCACTACGACCGACAGCAAGGGCGACAGCTTCAAGAAGATCAAGATCGTGGAGATCATGGACCAGATCCAGACCGATATCCGCGGCACTCTGGAGGACAGCTACATCGGCAAGTATGCCAACAGCTACGACAACAAGTGCCTGCTGATCACCGCGATCAATGCGTACTTCGCAGAGCTGATCCGGACCGGCCTCCTGGCAAACGGTACCTGCGAGATCGACCTGACCGCGCAGCGCAACTACCTGATGAGCCAGGGCGAAGATGTGGAGAACATGACCGATCAGCAGATCAAGGAAGGCAACACCGGCAGCCATGTGTTCCTCAGAGCCGTGATCTCCATCCTCGACGCGATGGAAGACATCCAGCTCGAGATCTATATCTAAGGAGGGAGGTAGAGTATGAACGGATTTACAGCGGATCAGGTCATCAATGGAACCTGGGGAGAGTGCTGGATCGACGATACCTACATGGCAGAGGTAACGGCTTTCAAGCTCGAGATCAATGCGAACTACTCCGACGTGAACCGGACGAGGAATCTCGTCTCCGGTAAGAAGCTCACCGGCATCGAGCCGAAGGGCGAGGTCAAGATGCACAAGGTCAGCTCTTTTGTGTCGAAGAAGATCTCCGATACTCTGAAGAGGGGCAAGGTGCCAAGCTTCAAGATCATCGCAAAGCTCGCGGATCCGGATGCCATCGGTGCCGAGAGAGTCGTGGCTTATGGCTGCAAGTTCGACAAGGCGATCCTGGCAGACTGGGAAGCCGGAAAGGTCGGAGAGGAGTCCTACAGCTTCACGGCTGAAGACTGGGACTACCTGGACAGCATCTAAACAGGAAGACGAAGACGGGCGGCGTGCTGCATAAGTACGGCGCCCTTATTTGCGTTAAAGGAGGAATATAAATGAGTCTCGTTGATAAGTTAATGGCCATTGATAAAGGCAAATTTGCGGAAGGACAGACTGGGGAGCTGCAGGCGAAGCGGCTGTCCGAGATCCTGGGCGAGCCGGTCGTGATCAAGGTGAAGGCGCTCTCCGGAGACCAGTACACCGATATCACGACACGCCTCGTGGATAAGCGGGGAAACGCGGACTTTTCCAAGTCCTACGACGTCAACGCCCTGCTGGTCGTGGAAGGAGTCGTCGAGCCGAGTCTTAAGGACAAGGATCTGCAGGCTCACTTCGGCGCTGCGACTCCGAAGGAGCTGGCGAAGCTGCTCTTCCCGGGCGGCGAGCTGACAGATGTGGCCAACAAGATCACGGAGCTTTCCGGCTTCGCTCAGTCCGATAAGGACGTCGAGGAAGATGTAAAAAACTGATCGAGTCTGATGGAGCGGTGAGCATCATGTACGCCCTCTTCCGGCTGCATGGCTGGAAGCCATCAGACTATTATTCAATGGGCTATGGAGAGCGGCGGATCGTCTCTGCTTTCCTGCGGAGAGAAGTCGAGGACATGGCCCAGAAGTAAGGGGGTAAAGCATGGCAAACAGAGTAATTGATGCTGTACTCCGCCTCACAGATAACTTTACGGCTCCGGCCATGAAGTCCATCCAGGCCATGACGTCCATGAGTAAAGCGGGCGTCAAAGTCGGCAAGGACATCGAGAAGGCTGGGCAGTCGATCTCCAAGGTCGGCGCCGGCCTCACGACAGCGGTCACGGTGCCGCTGGCCGGAGCGGCGACGGCAGCAGTGAAGACGGCGGCGGACTTTGAGTCTGCGATGTCGAATGTGCACGCCATCATGGGAGACACCTACGACGACAGCCTGCCGAAGTTCGCCCAGCAGCTCGGCGCGACCACAGCCTGGAGCGCCCAGGAAGTCGCTCAGGCCATGCAGTACACCGGCATGGCAGGATGGACGGCCCAGGAGAATATCGAAGGCCTGAAGGGCATCCTGGACCTCGCCAGCGCATCCGGTACGGATCTCGCGCTGACGTCTGACATCGTCACCGACGCGATCAGTGCCTTCGGCTATACGGCAGCGGACTCCGCGCTCTTCGCGGACACTATGACCGCGGCATGTACCAGCGCCAACGTCTCCGTGGAAACCCTGGGCGAGTCGTATAAGTACTGCGGCGCGCTGGCCGGAACGATGGGCTATGAGCTCGATCAGGTCACGACAGCGCTGGCCGTCATGGGCAACAACGGCATCAAAGGATCTCAGGCCGGCACGGCTTTAAGATCCGCGATCTCCAACCTGGCCGCGCCGACTAAGCAGATGAAGGAGGGCATGGACGCCCTGGGTATCTCCCTGAAGAACCAGGACGGCTCGATGAAGACCTTCGAGGAAGTCATCGACAACGTCCGGACCAGCTTCTCCGGGCTCGGCGAAGCGGAGCAGGCGGCCTATGCGAAGCAGATCTTCGGCAAGCAGGCGATGGCCGGCATGCTGGCCATCATCAACACCAGCGCGGACGAATATGACGCCCTGGCGGCTTCTATTGACGCTTCCGGAGGCGCCGCGGACAAGGCAGCCAAGACACAGCTGGACAATCTCAACGGCCAGCTGACGCTGCTGAAATCCGCGATCGAGGGCGCGGCGATCGCCTTCGGCAATCGGATGCTGCCGTACCTGAAGAGAGCGACCACCTTCGCCCAGGGCCTGATGGACAAGATCAACGGCCTCAGCGATGCCCAGATGGACAACATCATCAAATGGGCGGGCATGGCCGCTGCGGCAGGTCCTGCGATCATGATCTTCGGCAAGGTCGTCGCAGGTGTGGGCCGAGGCGTGCAGATCTTCAATAAGCTCGGCATAGCTGTGAAGGCAGCAGGCGGCGTCATGGGCCTGCTGACGTCTCCGGTGATGATTGTCATCGGAGTGATCGCCGGACTGATCGCGATCGTGGTCATCGTCCGGAGGCACATGGACGTCTTCAAGAACAGCCTGAGCGCACTGTCTCCGGTATTCACATCTATCAGGGGACACATCCAGAGCATCATCGCAAAATTCCAGGCTATCATGCCGGCGGTCCAGCCCGTGGCCTCGTTCATCGCGAACGTCTGCGGCACTGTGATCACGGCAGCGGTCGGCGGTCTGGTGGGTTTCATCTCCGCCAGCATCGACACGATGCTCAACACGATCGACAGCATCATGACGGTGCTGCAGGGCGTGATCGACTTCGTGACCGGAGTTTTCACGGGCAACTGGGAGCTGGCCTGGAGCGGCGTGGCCCAGATCTTCGACGGCATCGTGAGCGGCATCACCGGCACCTTCAAGGGTGCGATTAACGGCATCATCGGTGCGATCAACGGTTTCCTGGGCGGCCTGAACGGGATTAAGATCCCGGACTGGGTGCCGGCCGTAGGAGGGAAGACCTTCAACATGCCGCTGATCCCGACGCTGGGCATCGGCACGGACAACTGGCCCGGAGGCCTCGCCCAGGTGCACGAGAAGGGCGGCGAGATCATCGACCTGCCCAGAGGGTCCAGAGTGTATCCGCATGATGAATCCGTGAGCATGGCCCGCAGGGAAGGCGCTGCAGCTGCAGCAGCTCCGACGGTCAGCATCACGGGGAACACCTTCAACGTCCGGGAAGAGGCAGACATCGAGCGCATCGGTGACATGATCGTCCGGAAGCTGAAAAAAGCATACGACAACAGAGGAGGATGGGCATACAGTGGAAATATGGCTTAAAGGCAGCAGAAGCGTCCGTATCCCGGTCCTGCCTCCGGATTATAAGGTAACGAGCACGCAGAACAACACCACCGTCAATGTCATCGGCCTCGGCGACATCACGCTGAAGGGTAAAAGAGGGCTGAGGGAGATCTCCTTCAGCTCTTTCTTCCCGAAGCACTACGACTCGAGCTACTGCGACTTCAGGAACATCAGGAGCCCGAAGGAGTACGTCAATCTGATCGAGAAGATGAAGCGCGCCGGCACGGTCAAGCTGATCATCACCGGCACGCCGATAAACTTCCGCTGCACGATCGAGAGCTTCGAGTGGGGAGAAGAAGACGGGACCGGAGACATCGCATACACGCTGACCCTGAAGGAGTACAGATCTATCTCCTCCGGGCTCTCCAGCGTGGTCACAATGTAAGGAGGCAGGCATGGAAAGAGTAATACCTGAGCGGTCTGCATCCGTGTACACGGTTAAGAAGTACGACACGCTGTCCGGGATCGCCCGGCAGCAGACCGGGTCCGCAGACTATGCCGCGATCTGGGCCCAGAACAGGGACATCATCGGAGATAATCCCAACGCGATCACGCCGGGCATGGTCCTCACGATCCCGGGCAGTGAGACGTCCCAGGAGGAGGAAAACTGGTGAGGCTCGTCCTGATCAAAGCCCAGGGCGGCCAGTACGACATAACCAACGCGGTCACGAAAATCGAATGGAGCGGCTCGGCCTCCCAGGCCTCGCGGCAGCTCTCCATCGACTACGTGAACGCACCTTTTGATCATTTTAACCTGCCGCAGATCAGCACTGGAGATCTGATCTCCTTCTCCTACGGGCAGGAGGGTGAGGTCTTTTATGGGCAGTTCTTCGGCTCGGAGAAGTCCTCGGCGATCGGCACGATCACCTTCACGGCCTTCGACTTTATGAAGCACCTGCTCGAGAGTACCGGCCAGTATAACTTCAAAAACCTGCCTCCGGAGACGATCGCGCAGATGGTCTGCGATGACGCCCAGGTCCCGGTCCGCTATCTGTACCCGACCGGCGTCAATATCGCCTCGATGCTCTGCGACGAGATGACGCTCTACGATATCATCATGGCCGCCTACACCAAAGCCCACCGGATCACTGGGGACAAGTACTTCCCGATGATCTATAAGAGAGGCCTCGGCGTCTATAAGACGGAATGGATCGTCGCCGGCTTTACCCTGGACGATTACAGCAACCTCATGGAAGCGACCATCGAGGAGACGATGGACAAGATCGTGAACCGGGTGAAGATCTACGACGACAAGGGCGCCCAGATCGGAGAGGTGGAGGACGCGTCCTCCCTGGCTGTCTTCGGCACCTTCCAGCAGGTCTATAAGCAGGAGGAGGGCGTGGATCCGACAACGGCGGCCCATAATCTCCTGATCACAGCACCGTCCCAGACGATCAAGGTGAAGAGCATCGGAGACATCAACTGCCTCTCGTGCTACTTCGTCCGTGTCTCGGATATGGCGACGGGGCTCTCCGGCAAGTACTGGATATCCTCGGATAAGCACGTCTGGGAAAACGGTACTTACACGATGGAGCTGGAGCTGACCTTCGACAGCATCATGAGCGAGGTCGAATCGACGACAGAAGAGGAGGCCGAGAAATGAGCTGGACCAATGACTTTGTAACTATGATGAAGGGACCGGGCGACGGCAGCACCGGCGGGATCATAAAGCTCGCGGAGATGCTCAGCCCGACGTCCTGCAAGATCGGCAACCTGACGCTGCAGAAGGAGGACCTGCTTTTCGCGGACTATCTCCTGAAAAAGAACTGCATCCAGGTGAAGGAGATCGCACCGGCAAACGGAGGGCTCTGTACTGATCAGAGTGAGTACTTGCCGGCGCTTAAGGCCGGAGATCACGTCGCGGTCGTGCAGATCTCCGACAGTAAGTTTTTTGTACTCGGAAGGATGGTGAGCGCCTCATGAGTATTTTACCGTCTTTTCTCAACACTGAGATCGTGGAGGCCCGGAGAGTCGTCACGGTGCAGGAGACGCCCAGAGAATACGGCGTGGACTTCAGCACCGGGCAGCTGACCGGGCTGATCGTGGAGGGGCTGGAGGCCATTAAGGTCTGGATCTGGAACTGCCTGCACTCGGAGCGGTACCGCTACGCCATTTACTCCTGGCAGTATGGCGTGGAGTACGAGCAGTACATCGGAGAGACGATCTCCGACGAGTATCTCCTATCGGACTGTCAGACAGAGACAGAGGAAGCGCTCCTGGTGAATCCTTACATCACCGGGATCACGGACTTCGATGCGCACCTGGAAGGCACGAAGCTCTGCATCACATTCACGGTCGAAACTACTATAGGCACATTGGAGGTGAGCGAATATGTATGAGGATAGGACCTACGCGGCCCTGCTCGCCGAAGGAAAAGCGCAGGTAAGCGATGACATACTGAAGGGCGAAGGATCTCTGGTCCATAACGCTCTCAGCATCATCGCCTACGAGCTGGAGCGCTTCTACATCCAGGCGGACTACCTGCTGAATCAGATCGATCCGGCGTCTGCGGATTATGAGAATCTCGTGAAGCTCTGCGCTCAGAGGGGCATCTATCCGGAGGACGCGACTTTCTGCGAGGTCAGACTGGTGGGAGACGCACCGATCCCGATGGGCGCCCGCTTCAACCTGAGCGCCTACAACTACGTCGTGGTTGACACGATCGACGCTGCAGAGTATGCGTACCTCGCACGCTGCGAGACCGCCGGATCCGCGCCGAACGGCCTGACCGGAGTGACCATACCGATCACCTACGTGGAGGACCTGAACACCGCGACGATCACAGAGGTGCTCGTGGAGGGCGACGATGCCAGCACGAAAGAAGACCTGCTGGCTGCGTATAAGAACAGCTTCGACTCGAGCTCCTTCGGCGGCAACGTGGCGGAGTACAAGCTGAAGATCAACGCCTTTGAGGGCGTCGGCGGGTGCAAGATCTATCCGGTCTGGAACGGCGGCGGCACGGTGAAAGCCGTGCTGATCAGCAGCGACTACGGACCTGTCTCCCAGTATCTGGTCGATGAGATCCAGGAGGAGATGTGCCCGACGCCTAAAAAGGGCTACGGCATCGCCGCGATCGGTCACGACATGACGGTCCTCTCTGTCAGCACCGTGACGGTCAACATCGCGACCAGCATCACCTTTATGACCGGCTACAGCTGGGCATCCTGCGAGACTGCCATCAAAGCGGCCATCGAGGAATATATCGCAGCGCAGCGGGCCGGCTGGGCTGATGGGGACGAAAACACGCACATCACTGTCTATGTCAGCCGTATCGAGAGCGCGATCCTGTCCGTGCAGGGCGTGCTCGATGTAGGCAATACGAAGCTGAACGGCAGCACGAGCAACCTCGCCCTGAGCTGGGATGCGATCCCGATCCTGGGCACGGTGACCAACTCGTGAAATTAGAGTTTAAAACGATACACTGGCTCCCTCAGCACCTCGCGGAGATGAGGGAGTGGCAGGAGATATGCAAGGCCTACGACTATCTCCTCGCTAAGACCTTCGAGGACGTGGATGAGATCTACGCCAACCAGTTCCTGGACAGCCTCACGGAGATCGGCTGCCTGATCTGGGAGCGCCTCCTGGGCATCACTGTTACGGCAGACGAGACACTGGAGGACCGCAGGCAGGCTATCAAGAGCTATTTCATCGGAGACCTGCCGTACACGGAGAATAAGCTCCGGGAGGTCCTGGAGTCCCTGGCCGGCAAGGACAACGTGACGCTGAAGGTCACGCAGTCCATCTACGAGCTGCGTGTGGATCTCACGATCAACACGCCGAACGTGATCAGCAATGTCGAGGACATCGTCTACAAGATGCGGCCCAGCAACATGACCGTGAGGATCTGTATCAATTATAAGCACAAGGATCCCGTCTTTGTGGGCCTCGCGCTGAAGCAGACCAAGACGCTCTATCCGACAGACATCGAGACCGCGGATCCTCTCGCGGATCTGACCTGGTATGTCGATCATGATGAGACGCTCCTGGTGGACACCGACGGAGGTGTATTCATAAGCAATGAGGAGGCATAAATGGCAGACACTTATTTAACCCTAAGCACTACACCGGCCGGGCGGAACATGATCGTCCGGTCGCTGTATGGTGACTCTATCACCTTTACGAGGATCGCCATCGGCAACGGCGTGCCCTCGGATCCGAGCTCTGTCACGGAGATGGTCAACCCTCTGCTGAGCATCTCGCTCACGGAGGCGGAGCCTACAGAGGACTACATGCTGCTGACCGGATACGTGAGCTCCTCGCAGATCGTCTCCAGCTTTTACGGCTATGAGGTCGGAGTCTATGCCAAGAATGACAATAACGAGGAGTTTCTCTTCGGCTACCGGTACTCCTCCACAGATGTGGACTTCTACCCGGCGGCAGACTCCGGCAGGGCGCTCGAGCTCAATCTGACCGTGGTCGTGCAGTTGGGCAACGCGGAGAACGTCACGGCCATCCTGATCGAGGGCGATATCTACGCGACGAAACTCGAGTTTGACGCGCACGTGAACGACCACAACAACCCGCACCAGGTGAGCGCGGAGGACGTCGGTCTGGGCAATGTCCCGAACGTCACGACCAACGGACAGACGCCAACGTATACAAGGGCCTCAGCGCGGGCGAATCTTGTCAGCGGCGAGACTCTGTCTGTGGCCTTCGGGAAGATCTCGAAAGCAATCTTCGACCTGATCAACCATCTGGCAAACACGAACAACCCGCACGGCGTCACGGCGGCCCAGATCGGCGCTGCAGCTTCCGGTCACACCCACAGCGCCGCGGACATCAACTCCGGCACGCTGGCCGTGGCCAGAGGCGGCACCGGCAGCAGCACGCTCTACGGATCCGACCTCGCGAAGGTAAGGACCGCAACGCTCACGGCTGCAGGCTGGACCAACGCAGCGCCCTATACGCAGTCGATCAACGTCACCGGGATCACGGCAAACGACGCGCCGATCATCTCGGCAGGGCTTCCCTCGACGATCAACGCCGCAAACTATACGACGTTGATCAAAAATTACGCCATGATCGACAGAGCGGTCACAGCAGCAGGGAAGATCACCTTCTATTGCTACCGGAAGAAGCCGACAGCGGCAATCCCGCTGTACATTAAGGGGGTGTGATCTATGGCTGAGTGTGTAATCCTGAGAACCGGCGGAGGCTCCGGATCTGACGACTGTACTGCGACGAAGGCCCAGGTCCTCTCCGGGTACACGGCGATCACGTCGGACTCCAATGATGAGCCGGCGGGCGGGACCATGACAAACAGAGGCGCGGTGAGCCCTGGAAAGCTCTCTCCGGGCGGATCTTATACGGTCCCGGCCGGCTACCATGACGGCACCGGAAAGGTCACGGCCAAGACGAAAAACATCAAGATGATCGCGGCTTCGGCGATCAGAGGCTTCGGTGCCAGCTCCTCAGAGTATGAACCTTCGGAGACTAACTCTTTCACGATCCCTGCTGGAGCGACTAACTGCGTGGTTTATTACGGCGGCTTCTCTGCCGACTATAACGGTGCGGGAAGCGGCACCTGCCGGATCTACAAGGGCGGCACGACCATCGACAATCGAGACCTGACCGGCAACACTTATTTGTGGCGTGGAACGATGAGAGACAAGTCTTTTTCGGCGGCTGCAGGTGATGTCATTAAGGTCGAGGCTACAGCTTCTTCCGGATCGCATGTCATGTCCTTCATTCAGGCAGTAATTGAGTATTACACGTAAGGAGGGCATCAATATGAGCACAATCAAAGATATAACTCTGATCGATGAGATCAATACCAGACTGCCGGAAGCTGACACCACTGTATATGTGGAGCATGGCGGACTCTTTAGAAGGGCGACGCCGAGCTTCGCGAGGGAAGGCATCGGGCTGGGCGGCCTCGTAGTCGCGGACGGTATGGTCTGCGTGGAACTTGATGAGGAAAGCTAAATAAGGAGGTAACACCTATGATCACTGTATTGCAGGGCTCCCACATGGGCCCGATCGATCTCGTGGGATTAAGCACCGACACGAAGCCGACCGACATCGTGGACGGGAAGCCGGTGAAGAACGGCTCCACCTTTATAGAGATGGACACCGGACACGTCTACTGGTTTGATGCAGACGCCGGCAGCTGGATCCGGAACGGATAAAGGAGGGCGGACATGGATGGAACTGTAGCATACGCGCTGCTGAAGGCCAAGATCGACCAGCTGTCCGGGCCGGAGATCCGCCAGGCCGTGGCCGACTATCTGGAAGCAAATCCGACAGCACTCCAGGACAGTCTGGGCCTCAAAGTTGAAAGCGGGAAACTCTGCGTTATCACTGAATCCTAAGGAGGAAAGATATGATCACAAAACCTATTTTACTCGATGAAACCGGTCAGCAGATGCTGTCCGCCATGAACCGGCAGAACGCGCTGCTGGAGATCATGGCCGCGGATAAGATCGCAGAGCTGACCACTAACCTCGACGAGATCCGCAGACTCGTCCGCGAAGGCATCGCCCAGGAGGTCCTGGCCATCGGCGACCAGATCAACGTCGCCTGGTCCGACGGGACCAACGAGTACACCGTGCCGCTGGACATCGTGCATTTCGGCAACGTCGAGCTGCAGGACGGTGAGATCGTCCCGGGCATGTGGCTGCAGTGGCACTACTGCACGCCCTTCGATATCCAGTTTGACAACAGAGAGGCCTTCTATGTGGCGCCGGAAGGCGGTCTGGCAGCCGGCACCTATCACGTCACGCTCGCGCAGACCTGGTCTAAGGCCATCGCAGGATCCTATCAGTTCACGCTGACGCAGGACGTGCCTGCAGGCGGCGTCCTCACGGGCTTCAGCTCCATGCCTGACCAGGATCCGGCCAACTGGACCGTGTCCTCCAGGAGCTCTCAGACAGCCACAGAGCTGATTGAAACTGTGGCAGTATCTGCCGGAGACGGCGGCACGGATCTCGGCACCATGCCCTACACTGTACCGGCAACGCTCAACAGCATGCAGAGAGTTGCCTATGGTTACAACCGCTGGAGTCAGTCTGCATACAGACAGTGGCTCAACTCGAAGGCAGCGGCCGGCGCCTGGTGGACTCCGCAGAATGACTTCGACGTGCCTCCGGCTCAGCTCGCTGACAAGCGCGGCTTCATGGCAGGCTTCGATGATGAATTCCTGGCGGTCCTCGGCAAGGTCAAGGTCACGACCGCGCTGAACACCGTGGAGGGCCATGCCGTGGACAGAGAGGACACCTACGACACCTTCTTCCTCCCGTCCCTGGAGCAGATGTACGGCACGCCGCAGCTGGCCGGGGCAGAGGGTGAGTACTGGGAGTACTGGAAGAGAGCGCTCGGTCTGACCTCTCCGGCGGGCACCGGATCCAGTAACAAGTATGACGCCTACAAGATCTATGCGATCAACGCGAAGACCAGCGCGCAGTACGTGCGTCTGCGTAGTGCTGCCCGCGGGTACGCGTACAGCACGTGGCATGTGTACTCGACGGGGTATCTCAACCACTACGACGTCGCGAACAACAGCTATCGGTGCGCGCCGGCTTGTGTTATTTGCTAATCCGTACTATCGTCAATCGCCGGGCCTCGCGGCCCGGCAACATAAAGGAGATCGAAGAATATGTCAGTACCTGCGGGCGAAAGAGGAGAAGGGAAGCTGGAGGTCATCACGAAGGCCCTGGAGCTTGCCAGCTATACTATCATGATCACGAAAAACCCGAACGTCTTCAAGCCGGAGTATAATCTGGCCATCACTCAGGATCTGATCCACATCGCCAAGGAGATCTACGTCTCTGTGTGGAACGCCAACAACGTCCGGGTAAATCACGATCATGACAAGGCTGTGACCAGGATCCGGCTGCAGGAGTACGCTGCTCAGCAGTGTAACGACCTTCTGGCCCTGATGCAGCTCGCGCAGCGGATCTTCCATCTCCCGACGAAACGGATCAAATACTGGGCCGGTCTCACGCTTGAGGTGAGATCATACATCCGTAGATGGAATGAGTCAGATAGAAAGCGGTACAGCTCCGACCTCCGGGGCTGACCGCTTCTCTATAAACGGGATGTAGGCTATAAGGATCTCGTCGCAGAACGTGCGTCTGCGTAGTGCTAACCGCGGGAACGCGAACAACACGTGGAATGTGAACTCGACGGGGTATCTCAACAACAACAACGCGAACAACAGCAATCGGTGCGCGCCGGATTGTGTCGTTTATCGGGACGTATGGGCTGCCTGCAGGGCAGCTGCTCCCCGACACCTAACACAAGGAGCCGAAATCCCAGCCTCTCCGGAGGTGAACAATCTCAGAGTGACGCGGTCGGCTCTTCAGGAGCCGGTACCGCTATCAGCGCTATGAATATTTATGAGGAATCACATGGAAGAAGTAATAGGCTTCGATGCCTTATACGACTCGATGTACAAATGTAAGAACGGGGTCATGTGGAAAGATTCGACCGCGCACTTCGTCCTCAACGGCATAGAGGAGGTACTGAAATTGGAGCGCGAACTCAAAAGCGGAACCTACAAGGCTCGGCCTCCGGTCAGCTTCAAAGTCACATCACCGAAGCCGAGGGACATCATCTCGATCACCTTCCGGGATCGTGTGTATCAGCGCAGCTTGAACGATAATATTATTTATCCCGCTATGGTCCCTCAGTTCATTTACGATAACGGCGCCTGTCAGCAGGGCCGCGGCACCGACTTCGCCAGAGGCCGGATCCGGTGCTTCCTGCAGAAACACTTCCGCCGTTATGGGAGATCCGGATACGTGCTGCAGTGCGACATCAAGGGCTACTACCCGAACATGAGGCACGATGTAGCAAAAAGGACCTTCCGCAAAAAGCTCGACGACTGGACCTACGGGGCCGTGGACACGATCCTCTCCGAGCAGTATGCCGGAGAGATCGGCTTTAATCCTGGCAGCCAGATGATCCAGATCGCGGGCATATCTGTCCTCTCAGATCTCGACCATCTGATCAAGGAGCAGCTGCGGATCAAGTACTACGTCCGATACATGGACGACCTCATCCTGATCCATCCGGACGAGGAGTACCTGGAGAAGTGTAAGCTCCGGATCGGCGAGTATCTGACGAGCATCGGCTTTCAGTACAACCCTACAAAAACCAGAGTCTACCCGCTGACGGACGGGATCCTCTTCCTGGGCTTCATCTGGTCCCTCACGGAGACCGGGAAGGTCCTCATGCAGCTGAATCCTCAGAACGTGAAGAGGGAGCGCAGGAAGCTGAAGCGCCTCGTCCACAAGTGCGAGCGCGGCGAGATCCCGAAAGCTAAGGTCTACGAGTGTTATGCCGGATGGAGGCAACACGCGGCGAAGGGAAACTCCTGGAAGCTGATCCGGAGGATGGACCAGTATCTGAAATCACTATGGACACATACGGAGGTAAAAAATTATGAGCTTGATCACAAGGCTTAAGGAAAGCATCGCGGAAGCCCGCGAGCGTGAGAACATGAGAGCGACCATCGCGAAGCAGCAGGCGCTCCTGGAGTATGTCGCAATCATGGCAGACGTCGAGATCGACGAAGAAGACGAGGAGGTGGAAGATCATGAGTAAGAATTTTGAGAAGATCAAGGAAGCCTATGAGGCCGGATTCTACAGCCTTAAGATGCTGCGGGCACTGGTGGGGAAGAGGAACGGCATCACAGCCGAGGAGTTTACTCTGATCTCCGGCGAAGAGTATTGATAAGGACATGAGGAGGCGCTAACTTTGGACGCAATCATCAGATTTATATCCGAAAACTGGGTGGAGTGGCTCTTTGCTGGAGCGACGGCCGTGCTGGCCTGGGGCTACCGGAACATCTCCGCTCAGCTGAAGATTGAAAGGACGAAAAATGAGGCCATCGCCGCAGGAGTAGAAAGCCTCCTGAGAAACTCCATCGTATCGGATTATAACAAATACATGGACAAGGGCTTCTGCCCGATCTATGCGAAGGAATCGATCAAGAAAGTCTATAGGGCATACCACAATCTCGGCGGCAATGACGTCGCGACGGAGCTTTACAACAAGCTCTTGCGGATGCCGGAACAGGAGGACAGTGATCATGATGAGTAATAAGACCTATGACACGCTTAAGCTGATCGCGCTGCTCGTGCTGCCGATCGGCACACTGATCAGCGCATTCTGTAACATCTGGAATATCCCGTACGGGGATCAGATCATGCAGACATTCGCGGCATTGGATGTCTTCTGCGGTGCTGTGGTCACGATCGCAAAAGCGCAGTACGATAAGCTGCAGCAGTGATGCGCACGGAGAGGGCAGAGAGATCTGCCCTCTTTTGCTTTGAGGAGGTAAGAGATTATGGATAATGCTTATCTGGCAGGCAAGAAGCTCCTGAGGGGAGACTACTCCAGCTATACGCCCACAGGGGCCTCGTACTTCAAGCACGCCGGAGCCTGGTACAGTGTACCAGTCCCGGGGGATGTGGTATACTTTTACAACAGCAGCCTGAAGCGGATCGGGCACGTCGGCATCGTGCTGAGCGTGAACACGGCGGCGAAGACCTTCAAGTCCGTGGAGGGCAACACCAGCAGCAGGGAATACTCCACAAACGGAGGCTGCTGCGCGTCTCATGAGTACAGCTACGCAGCCGTGGGAGGCGTGAACCGCGTCCAGGGCTTCGGCCGTCCGGCTTTCGGAGACAGCACCTGCACCGTCGAGGATCTGCTGCAGGTCGCGATGGCGGAGATCGGATACGAGGAGAAGGCCAGCAACAAGAGCCTGGAGGATCCGCACGCCAACGCGGGCATGAACAACTACACGAAGTACGGCGCCTGGTACGGCATGAACCCGGCCCAGTGGTGCCAGATGTACGTGAGCTGGTGTGCATGGCAGGCCTGCAAGAGACATCTGGAGATGAAGCTCACGAGCTGGATTGAGCGGTCCGACGGCTGGTACTACTACCTCAACGGCGAGATGATCCGCGGCAGATGGCTCGAGATCGGCGGCCGCTGGTATGTCTTCGACGAGTCCGGCAGGATGATCACCGGCTGGTTTAAGTCCGGAGACAACTGGTATTACATGAATCCGGCGGATGGTGCAATGCTCTCCGGGCAGTGGATAGAGGTCGGCGGCCTCTGGTACTACCTCACGAAGTCCGGTATCATGGCGACCTACACCTATGTGAAGAGCCGGGACAAGGATCTGTACTACTGGGTGAACGCCTCCGGAGTCTGGGAGCCCGAGTGGAACACCGACGCGCCGGATCTGATCCTTTTCCATCTGGCGGAGTAATAAAATAAGAGTACTCGTATGACATATACATGAATCTATATGTCATACGAGTACTTATTTTTCTAAAAAAATATAATCAGCCGAGGATCCGCGGGAAAAGTGTCAGCTCAAAGTCATCGTCGTGACCTCGGCCTTTTGCCTCCTTCCTGATCTCCACCTTCGCGAGAAGCTCCTTCAAGAGCTGATTCTTTTCTTCAACGCTTTCAAAGTCCTGATACGTCTCGATTAGATTTTTAATCCTGGGTGCGATCGCATCCCGCTGACTGATCTGCCGGCCCAGGCTTTCGATCTCAGTCCGGACCGCGGACAGCTCGTCTTTTGTCTGCGAGGATCTCCGGACAAATGTTTCCAGATCATAAGCTCCATTTTCATAAGCCTCCGTCTGACGCTCCAATTTCATTTTTAAGGCACTTTCTTTTTTATGCAGGGATTCTACTGCCTTATCCAGATTAAGCCCTGCAGCGCCTGCCTCAGCACCGGAGAAAAGGAGATTAAGCTCCTCTTCGAGTGCCTCTATGATACGCGCCTCAACCAGGGCAACCGGGACAGAGTGGGCCCTGCAGCCCTTCGTCATACAGCCGACCATCGGCGTCCCGTCATGACGTGCATTTTTCAGCCCATACCGGCCTCCGCAGTATCCGCAGCGGAGGAGCTTAGAGAGCGGATTCATAAGGCCCTTATCAAAGTGCCGGCTGGTCTTCCTGCGGCTCTTGAGGAGCTCCTGGGCCTGCTGAAAGTCCTCCTCCCTGATGATTGCTTCATGCAGGCCGGGCGCGATCAGCGGATCATTATTAATGCGGGTCTTGTGAGTGATCTCACCATTTTCGACAAGAGTGCAGTACTTGTACCGGGAGAAACGGACCTTCCCGGTGTATACCGGATTACTGAGAACGGTATGCACGGATCTCAGGGACCAGGGGCGGCCCTCGCGGGATCTGTATCCCAGATCTGTGAGCTTGTGGGCGATCCCGCCGCAGCCGAGATCCTCTCCGGAGAGATACAGCCGGAAGATCATCCGCACGACTTCCGCTTCCTCTGGGATGATCCGGAGGGAGAATCCCTTCTGACCTTTTAACTTATAAGTCTCGTAACCATAAGGCGCCTTTGAGGACTGCCATTTTCCCTCCTTCGTGGAGTCAATGCGGCCCTGGTAAAGGCGCTTTTTTATTTGTCTGTACTCCTGCTTCGCCATGAAGAGGGAAAGCTCCGCAAACTGCTCATCTGTTTCCAGGGCGAAGTCGTAAGTCTTCGAGGGCGTGATGATCTTCGTGTCCGAGTATTTGAAAGTATTGATCACCAGAGCCTGATCCGCGCCGGATCCGCGGGACAGCCGGTCCATGTCGATGCACACGACGGCGTCGTAGCTGCCAGTCTCGACGAGCTGCAGCAGGCGGATCATCTCCGGCCGGCCGGTGATCGAGTCGGCGCTGGATACTTCCTGCAGCACCGTGTCGCAATGGATCCCTAAGGAACGGCAGAGCTCCTCCAGGCGTTCTCTGTGGCGGGAGAGGGTGAGCTCTACCGATTCCTCAGCGTACCCGTGATCGGTCCGGGATTTCCTTAAGTACATGATGTAGTTATTCATAATAAGCCAGCTCCACATCGAAGATCTTTCTGATCTTCTGATAATCTTCCTCATCCGGATTCAGGATCCGGATGTCTATGATCTTCCCTTTAACTTTGTACCGCTGGAGGATCGGCAGGATCTTCCGCAATTGATCGGCCGGGACAACGCCGATGTCCGTCTCATATTTGTCGGCCATGATGGCCAGCGCCGGCGCCCCTTCCCATTCATAAATTTTTAGAGTGACTGGATCTCCGGTCCTGCATTTGTCCAGGACAAACTGCCGGGTCCTTCCCTTGAACCTGGAAGAAGGGAATCGACAATTAAAAGAGATCCCGGTCGCCCGGAAAGAATACGTACCGGCAGGAGCTGCTGCCGGCTCTGTCTTTTTCTTAAACAATCCGAACATATTAAGCCTCCTGTGATAATAAATACTTGACGTACTTCATGATCTCAGCGGCGAGATCCGGCCGGGTGCGCATCGTCTCGACGACCAGGTCGATGTCCGGATCTGTGACGAGATACGCGGTCTCCTCCGGAGCGACAAGCAGGGCAGGATCCAGATCGAGAGCGCGGGCAACCTGCAGCAGGTTTTTCTGCTTCGTGGTCCGCTGCCCGGACTCCATCTTCGAGATCGTAGACTTCGATTTAAAGCCGCAGCGCACGGCAAGCTCCTCCTGGGAAAGTCCCAGCTCTATCCGTCTCTGTCTTATGATTTCTCCCATCCTCATCGCTTTATCCTCCTTCCCGCTGATGTTCTTATTATACAGCAAAGTTGGCATAAATGAAACTTCAGTTTAATTTTTTTGAAACTGTAGTTGACATTTAGCCAACGCAGAGGTATTCTATAATCGCCGGTTGGCAAAAAGCCAACTCCGGCAAAGGAGGATATTGAGGTGGAGAAAAGAACATACAGAAACAACAGAAACGAAAATAAGTACCTCGAGGTCGTGAGATACGGATGCGGTCACTACCATGTGGTCCAGTTCATGAAGTGGGGAGACCTGGTCAACAAGATCGGAAGCAGGACCGGCCGGAGATCCAGATGGACGAAGGAGCACCTGCAGGAGCTCCTGGAAGATTACACACAGGTCGAGACGATCAACACGAAGCTGATCTCGAAGGGCGGGATCTGGCAGCACGCAGTCGCATAAAAGGAGGATAAGACGATGACGAGTAAGGATCAGGAGAGGAAAGCACTGGAGCAGATCAGGAAGATCGTGAACGCACTGGGAGAAGGCAGCTACATCGCGATGGCCTTCGAGGGATGCTTCGAGATCGCGGAAGACAATATCGGTAATGACTTCGGCTGCAGCATGAAGCAGAGATTAGATGCCGCAGAGGTAAAGCTCAACGATGCAGAAGAAAAGCTGGAGGCTGCAGGTATCATCAGGGCAAATATCGAGAAAGAAAAAATAAGACTGTGTGAAAAGGTCCAGGAACAGCAGAGACAGCTGGAGCGCATGTCCGAGAAGGCCAACAAGAACCACGAAAACTACGCCAAGCTCTGGAACCAGTTCCGGGCAACTGAGGACAAGCTGGAAGCAGCTCAGCAGGAGATCATCGGCCTGAAGGCGAGACTGTACGACCTCCTGGCTCCGAAGCTCGCAGACCTGATCGCGAAGGGAGAATGATATGAAGCTCGGCGATCTGATCAGATGCAGCGGCGAAAAGGACCTTCGGCAGATGCTGAAGGACCTGGACGCCGCCGGCTTCCATGCCGTAGTCACCGGTTATAATATGAACTGGATCCGCATCACCGGCGTGCCGGAGACGGAGTACCTGGTCGCGGCCCATGACCAGCATGGGATGCAGAACAACTACTGCGAGACGCTGGAAGAGGCCGAGGAGCGGGCCGAGGAGATGGCGCGCTGCTATGAATTTGTCGAGATCCTGAAGGGCTACCCGGGAGAATGGGAGACCGTCTCCCGGACCTGGTAAAACAATGAGAGAGGAGACAAGCAAATGACAAACACAAACCTGCTGGAAAAGAAGATCCGGGACTCCGGCCTCCGGATCAGCTACATCTGTGAGCGGCTCGGGATCTCTTATCCCGGATTCCAGAAGAAGCTGAGGAACGAGGGAGGCTCTGAGTTTAAACCGTCGGAGATCACGATCCTCGCGGAGCTTCTGCATCTGACCCGCGTAGAGATCGATGAGATTTTTTTTGCTGCAGAAGTTGGCATAATGCCAACTGAAGCGTGATGAAGGTGGCCGAGTACCGGATTGGGCGGACGAAGGTGGAGATCCTCGACGAGTGCATCGCCGATCCGGACGAACAGAAGAGGATCCTGCAGCGCATCGGCGCCAGGAGAAGAGGAGGAAAAGATGAGGAAATATGTAAAGGTGTACCGCGATCACTACGATCCGCTGACGGGGCTGAGATGGTTTTCAGCTGACAAGGTACCGGTCAAGCGCCGGATCCCCTGGGAGAAGCTGCCGGAGATCCTGATGGGCCTCTTCGGCGTGACTTACACGGTCTTCTGGATCTACTGGGCGGTCACCGTAGCACTGCCAGCGCTGAGATGAAGAAGCGCGAGAGGCAGAAGCGGGACGCACCCGCAGGAGAAACGGTCCGGCCTGTGAAGGTCCCGGAGCTGATCAGATGGCTCCAGGCTTTGAAGGAAGAACGCCCAGACGACCTGGACCGGATCGAAGAGACACTGGACATCCTGGCCGATTACGAGGCCGCGAAGGATATCGAAAGCATGGCCGCGGAGGTGGAGCGGATCAGCGCGAGGATGCTGATCTGCAGCAGATGCGGCCGAAAGGTAATACCAGGCGACACGCACTGTGGAGGCTGCGGCCGGCGCCTGGTGTGGAATCTGAGAGGAGGAATGAGATGAGACTAATCAGATGCGACAGATGCGGGAGGGAGATCGATCCCGTGCTGGTGGATAAGATCGGCTACGTGGCCCTCAACTGGAGAGACCTCCGGACCGATGACCTGGAAGATGGAAACCCTTATGAGCGCTGTGATTTCTGTCCGGACTGTATGGCGGAGATCAAGAGCTTTATAGAGAGAAAGCATCCGGCAGCAGCTGAAGAGGCTCCGGATCCGGAGCCGGAACCGGTGAAGCCCGCGCCAGCGGCAGACAAAAAAAAAGCTGGGAAGGAAGCCCATCGATAAGGGCAAGATCGGCGCCCTCTGGGATGGCAACTGGAAGATAGAGGCGATCGCCGAGGAGATGAACCTCTCGACAGCTCAGGTCCGGAAGGTCCTGCACGAGCTGCGGAAGATAAGCAAAACAGAAGCAGAGGAGGAATAAGAGATGGTCAAGATGACAAAAGCGGAATGGTGGGCAGAAGGAGAGAAGCGCTTCGGCGCTGATCCGATGCAGTGGAAAGTGAAGTGCCCGATGTGCGGACACGTTGCCAAGGTGATCGACTTCAAGGAGGCCGGAGCCGAGAGCCCCGACTGTGCCTTCGTCGAGTGCATCGGCCGCTACACCGGAAAAGGATCGCCGAAGGAGGGCGACAGCTCCGGATGTAACTGGGCGGCCTACGGTCTCCTCGGAATCCCGAGGGACGACAAGTATGTGGTGGTTTTTGAGGACGGCACTGAAAAAGAGTGCTTCCCATTTGCAGATAAGGAGGAGTAAGCGATGAAGATCACAGTCGAGTTTCACAGCCTGGAAGAGTTTATGCAGTACATGAAGACCGGAGAAGGCTTCACGGAACCGGTCGAGAAAGAGAAGGAAGCTGCCGGCGCTTTTGCGGAAGCCCGCCAGCGCATCCAGAAGCTCCAGGAAGAGGCAGAAGCCGAAGCGGCGAAGGATCTGCCCATGAACCCGCCGGAGCCTGCAGAGAAGCCCGCGGACACCGGGACAGGCGCCATCGTAGGAGCTACACCGGAGGAGCAGAAAAAGATCGAAGCAGAGGAGAAGCTGATGCCGTCCTACACTCTCACGGATGCCCAGAAGGCTGTCCGGGAGGTCGTGAAGAAGAAGGGCAAGGACGTCGCAAAGGAGATCCTCGCACGCTTCCAGCACAAGGATAAGGAAGGCCCGGCAACCGGAGCCAGTGCCCTGAAGCCGGAGGATTATGCAGAGGCCATCAAAGCTCTGGAGGAGGCGCTTAATGGGTGATCATGCGAAGCTCTCCGCTTCTGGGTCCCACATCTGGCTGAACTGCACGCCTGCGATCCGGATGTCCGAAGGGATCCCGGATAAGCAGACGGCTTTCACCCAGGAAGGCACGATAGCCCACCGACTCGCGGAGCTGAAGATCAGCAGACGGCTCGGCGATATGAGCGGCCCGGAGTTTACCCGGGAAGTGAAAGAGGTCAACAGCTCCGAGTACTACTCGGAGGAGATGGAGACCTACATCCAGAACTATGTGGACTGGATCGAGGAGATCTACAACGGCGTGAAGGAGCGGTCCGCAGACTTTGAGCTCCTTACAGAGCAGCGGCTGGACTTCTCCTCCTGGGTGCCGGGCGGCTTCGGCACCGGCGACGTCGTGATCATCGCGGACGGCACTCTGACCGTGATCGACCTGAAGTATGGCAAAGGTGTCCCGGTCGATGCCGTCAGGAATCCGCAGCTGATGCTCTACGGCCTCGGCGCCTATGACGCCTTCAGCCTCTCCAATGATATCCAGAGGATCCGGATGATCATCAACCAGCCGCGCCTCGACTCGATATCCGAGTATGAGCTGCCGGTCGAGGAGCTGCTGCAGTGGGGAGAGGAAACAGTAAAGCCCAGGGCCGAGATGGCCATGAAGGGCGAAGGAGAAGCGAAGCCTGGAGAATGGTGCCGCTTCTGTAAGTGCAGGGCAATCTGCCGAGCCCGAGCCGAAGAGGCGCTGGAGATCGCCCGGTATGAATTTAAGGATCCGCCTCTCCTGGAAAAGGATGAGATCAGCGACATCCTCGGCAAGGTCGGCCGGATCCAGAGCTGGATCTCGGATGTGAAGGACTACGCCCAGGAAGAAGCAGAGCACGGCCGGCAGTGGCCCGGCTGGAAGCTCGTCGAAGGAAGGAGCAACCGGAAGTACACGGATCCGCAGGAAGTCGAGCGGCGGCTCCTGGCAGCAGGCTTCGAGAAGGTCCTGCTCTTCAAGGATCCGGAGCTCCTCGGCATCACCGCGATGGAGAAGGTCGTCGGAGGAAAGAAGAAGCTCGAGCAGATCTGCGAGGGTCTGATCGTAAAACCTCCCGGCGCTCCGACACTCGTGCCGGAATCGGATAAGCGGCCGGCACTCAATACAGCAAAAACAGACTTTGAAGAAGATTAAGGAGGCCCAGTATGGCAAAAGTAGTAACCAAAAAGAAGAACCCCGTGAGACTGTCCTACGTGAATGTCTTCAAGCCCAGGCAGATCGAAGGCTCTGATCCGAAGTACTCCGTCTGCATTATGTTCCCGAAGACCGACAAGGTCCTGAAGAAAATCTTCGATGACGCCATCAAGCAGACAGCGGTCGATGATGTGGCGAAGTGGGGCGGGAAGATCCCGGCCAATCTGAAGACCCCGATCCATGACGGCGATGAGGACCGTCCGGATCGTCCGGAATTCAGAGGCATGTGGTACTTCAACGCCAGCAGCACCCGCCCGCCTCAGGTCCTGGATGAATACAAGACCGAGATGCTGGACCCTAACGAGCTGTACTCCGGCTGCTGGGCCCGCGTCTCCGTGAACTTCTCAGGATACAGCAACAGCGGAAACAAGGGCATCGGCGCCTACATCAACAACATCATGAAACTCAGGGATGACGTCCGTCTCGGCGGCACCTCCGCAACGGCTGAGGAAGACTTCGCTGACGATGACGAGGACGACGAGGATCTGCTGTGATGCGGCGCTGCGGCATCGACATCGAGACCTACAGCACCGCTGACATTACGAAGACCGGCGCCTATGCCTACGCCGAAGCGCCGGGCTTCGAGATCCTCCTGATCGGCTACCAGTTCGACGACATGACTAAGCCCGCGGTGATCGAGACCGCGGGCATGTCGAAGGACGAGGCCCTCTGGTACATCCAGGTCGAGTACCCGGCCTTCTACGCCGCGCTCCATGATCCGGACGTACTGAAGACGGCCTTCAATGCCAACTTCGAGCGGACCTGTCTGGCTCAGTACTTTGGATACATGGAGCCGGAGCAGTGGCAGTGCACGATGATCAGGGCGGCGATGCTGGGCCTGCCGATGAATCTGGCAGGCGTCGGCTCAGCCCTGGGCCTCGATGAAGATAAGCAGAAGCTCAGCACCGGCAAGGCGCTGATCCAGTACTTCTCCAAGCCCTGCCGGGCAACAAAGTCCAACGGCGGCCGCACCCGAAACCTGCCGGAGCACGCGCCGGAGAAGTGGCAGCTCTTTATTGAGTACAACGCCCAGGACGTCGTGGCGGAGCAGGAGATCCTTAAGAAGCTCGACGCATACGGACCGATGGATCCGAATGAGGAGCGGCTCTGGTGCTGGGATCAGCGGACCAACGATCACGGCGTGCTCCTGGACGTCCCGTACATCGAAGGGATCCTGGAGTACGACGCGATCCGGACGAAAGAGCTGACAGAGGAAGCGGCCCAGCTCACCGGCCTGCAGAACCCGAACAGCGTGACGCAGCTGAGAGCCTGGCTCTCAGAGCAGGGCGTGGAGATGGACGGGGTCACGAAGGAGACCGTCGCCGCAGCACTGAAGCAGGACATCCCGCTGAAGGCCCGGCGCGTCCTGGAGATCCGGCAGGCCCTCGGAAAGACTTCGACAAAAAAGTACCAGGCGATGGTGCAGGCCGTCTGCAGTGACGGCAGGCTGAGAGGGATCCTGCAATTTTACGGAGCCAACCGGACCGGACGATGGGCCGGCCGGATCGTGCAGACCCACAACCTCCCGCAGAACCATCTCGACGATATCGAGTACTGCAGGGAGCTCGTGGCGAAGAAGGACTTCGAGGCAGTACAGATGATCTGGGGAGAGACGGCTTTCGTCTTCTCTCAGCTGGTGCGGACAGCCTTCGTGGCGTCTCCCGGCTGCCGCTTCGTGGTCTGCGACTTCTCAGCCGTGGAGGCCAGGATCCTCGGATGGCTGGCCGGAGAGCAGTGGAGGATGGATGTATTCAAAAATGGCGGAGACATTTACTGCGCATCAGCTTCCCAGATGTATCACGTCCCGGTCGAGAAGCATGGCGTCAACGGACACCTGCGGCAGCGTGGCAAGGTCGCAGAGCTGGCCCTGGGATACCAGGGAGGCGTCGGCGCTATGAAGCGCATGGACACGACCGGCTCGATCCCGGAAGAGGAGATGCAGGGCATCGTGGACCAGTGGCGGGCGGCATCGCCCCACATCCCGGCCCTCTGGCGCCGGATGGAGCTGGCAGCGAAGACCGCGATCCTGGAGGCGCGGCCGGAATCCAGGGCGACGACTGCAGGAAGGGACCGCTGTGTGAAGTTCTACATGAAGGGCGGCGCGCTTTTCATGATCCTGCCCTCCGGGCGCCGGCTCTGCTACTGGGACGCCCGCGTGGTCCACATGGATGACGGCCGGGATCATATCACCTACGCCGGTATGGATCAGGAGACGAAGCGCTGGACGCGGTCCGAGACCTACGGCGGGAAGCTGGTAGAGAACTGCGTGCAGGCCATCGGCAGGGACTGCCTGGCGGAAGCCCTGCTGCGTGTCGCTGACATGGGCTATCAGATCGTCATGCACGTACATGACGAAATGATCGTGGACGTGCCCTATGAAGATCGCGAGGCCTACCAGAGGATCTCCGAAGCTATGGGCCAGTCTCCGGCATGGGCCAAGGAGCTCGTGCTGCGGGGAGACGGTTATGAAACAGAGTTCTATAAGAAGGATTAAGCCATGTTCAAAAAGATAGATGATTCAACAATTATCAACACGGATCAGGTCGTTTTCTTCCATGAGAAGACGCGGATCCTGAAGCTGACCTCCGGACAGACCTTCCAGGTGGATCCGGATCGCATTGAGGACCTGAAGCGCTGCTTCAGCATGATCAACACCAAGCAGACACCATAACGCAGAGGGGGGGAGATCCT